GCCTGGGTATCAAGCACTAACTCGGCGGGCAAATCGCCCGCTTGCCGCTCGGTAATGTCGTTTTGCCACGGCTCGGTTGCGCCCTCGGGCGGCCGTACTAGCCGTACAAAAAGCGTATGCGGGTACCATGCCGCAATAAAGTTGCGCTCGGCATCGAGCCGCACGTCATCGACCACCCAGGGGCGGGTAGCCCCAAGGCCGATAGTGCCGTCTACCTGCTCGCACTCAACCCGGCGCCGCCATACCCGTAGCCAAAAAAGGTTATCCATTTCCCGTAGCGCTGCGCCAATCTCTTGCAAAAGTTCCCGCCCGGTAATGAGGCGTGCCAAGCCCAAGGTATTTTGCGGGTACCTGGTTTGCTTATCAAACTTGCCAAAGGCCATTTGGGCTACCTCTCGGATAGGCTCGGCAATGCTCAACCGGTCATAGCCGTAATGCTCGCTAAGCATTTGCGCCAAGGTGGTTTTACCCGTACCCGCTTTGCCCATAAATGCTATTGGCCGTAGGTGCTCGCTCATCGTTGCGCCCTGCGCAAAATCTCGCCCAGCGCTAAGGGGGTAGGGGGTTTCTTTTCTGCTCTCTCTCTGCTCTGCTCTATACCGTCAACCCCTTTTGGTTTCGTGCTCAATCTGGCTAGGTAATCCCGTTGGCGCTTTGCCGAGGTCGGGTCGACTTGGTATCGAGCGTAGTTCGAGATAAGCACGGCGCCCTCCCCAGTTTTGCTAAGGAGCCCGGCTGCTAGTAGTTGCGGGATAGCCCGCCCGAGGCGTGCGCCGATACAATGGCGTAGGTGCTCAACGCTCTTAAACTGCCCGCCGTTGCGCAACTGCTTGGCCTCGGCAATGGCAACGATAAAAGCCCTAAAAGCGGTGTCGCTAATCTGGCTAATAGCCTCGTCCTTATGCGCGTTTACTTCCCATTTAATCCATAAACCCATAAACCCTCCTCCGGTATTGGTGGGGGGCGGCATAACCCGCTACCGCCCCCCATGGATAACTAAAAAGGCAACGACTCTAAATCCTCATTGCCCGCGGTGCTAATCGGCTCGGTTTGCTTTGCTACCCACTCAATGCTGGGCTTACGCTTGCACCATTGGCCGTCGGTTTTGCCGCTGCACGCCCAAAAGGGGTTATACGGCTTGCCCGTTGCCTTACTTACGCCGCCCGGCTTTTTAGCCCAGGGCTGGCCATGGTCGGGGCAACTATCGGCGGCGAAAAGTTCCATAGCCGCTTTAAGGACGACCGTATCGTGCCCAGGTGTAGGCTCGGGCGCCCTCGCCACAATGCCCGTAGGGGCGGTAATGCGGGGCGTAGCGGGGTTCTCCTTGGCGTAAAGGTACCTGGCTACCCCAAAAAGGCTTGCGCAACGCCGCAACGCATCGCTTGCAGCCTCTTTAAGGCTCTCCCCGCTACCCCCGGTTTCGTAGCCAAAGTCGGCCCTAATGGCAACGGTGCCGTCGCTAAACCGCACGTGCAAGGTGCCCTTAACGGCGTTAGTATCCCCTACCTTTTCTACCTCAAAGTCCCAGCCGTTTACGCCTAGCACCTCATCGAGCCGAGCCGCAACCGTGCGGGCATCAACCCAGGTAAGGTCGCGCCCGCCTACCCCTGGGCGGTGCCGGATAACCTCGGGCGGGAACGGTGCCGCCAATGCGGCTAAAACCTCGGCGTGCTTACTCATTGCGTGCCTCCAAACTTGGTACCGCGTGCAGGTGTTTTTGGGCAACCCGCTTATAGCCCCGGCCGCTATCTGCGCCAATGGCCCAGCCATCGGTTGCAGCAATCCAGCCAATAACGTCAACCACCCGAAAACCCTCCTCGGGTAGCGGGTAGGCTAACACTACAAACCTGTTAAGTGCAACGTCTTTTTCGCGCACTACTAGCCCGTTATCGGGCTTACGTACCCGCTTAACCTCGATACGCTCGCCGCAATCGGGCTCCTCGGCGTGCCGCCAATGCTCGGCCGCTGGCCATACGCCCGCATGCCATGCAACGCCAAAGGCTTTGGCAACCGCGCACTCGCCCGCCGCGGCGGCAAAGGAGGCGGTTTCATCGTCCTCCATTTTATCGCGGTCGTAATAGGGCTTATCGGCTACGCCCCGGTTAGCAGCGTTGCGCCCATCGCCTACCGCCTTGGCCTTTGCCAACTCATCGGGCGTTAGCGTAATAAGCACCCCCCTGGGCGTATAGCCGCTAATCATTAAGCCCCCCATCGCGCACGATAAACCGCCGGCTACCCGCGCGCTCCTTGGTAAACCGCGCGAGGGCCTCGCCGTAGGTATCGGGTGCAATGCCCTGCAAACTTTCGGCTAGGGCTCGCCAATCGGTAACGGTGCTTGGGCGGGCTTGGCGCCAATACACCGTCCAGCCCTCGCCCGTTAGCCCCGCCTTTTCGGCAATCGCCTCCTTTAACACCATCTCCAAGGCATCGCGCTTTTGCTCTAAAAAGTGCAACTCGGCGCTGGTTTCTTGGTATTGCCGTAGCACCCGCTCATGGGCTGCATCGGCAACGGCGAACTCCTCGGTGGCTTGCGGCGTAGCCTCGGCGTAGGCCATGGCATCGAGCGCTTCAAGCCCGGGCGGGGTGTTTGTATCTACTAACTCTAAAAAGCGCTCGCCCGCCGCTTGCATGGTTTCCCAAAGTGCGGGGTCAAACTCTACGCGCTCAACCTTAAAAACCAGCCCGCCAAGCAGGGCGGCAACGTCGCACCACGGCGCGCCAACTATGCCCATTTGCCAAGTGGTTTGCAAAACTACCTCGGGCGGTACGGGCCAGGTGCTCCAACGCGGCGAGGCGCTGGTTTTAATCTCAACAATCCCAGGGCTACCCGCAATAGTGCGGTCAAGGCTTGCCATAAACCGCGGGTTAGTTTTAAGGCGTACTACGCCATTGCTCTTACGCAACTTAACGCCGCGCTCCTGCTCATACCAAACCCCGACGGCATCTTCAAGCAATACGCCCCGGTTAGCGGCGGCGCCTACCTTTTGCGGCTCAACCGCGCCCGTTTTCTCGGCCCATAGCCCATAGGGCGTTTTATAAGGGCTTACACCCATAACGGCCGCCATGTCGCTAGCGCCCAGCCCTCGGCGCCGTAGTTCGAGCCACTCGGGGCTACGTTGCGCCGCCTTTACAAACTCATACCGCTTAGCCATTTTTACCCTCCGCTTTTCTATCCTTTTTGGCCCAGCCCGAGCCCTTAAATACCAGCCCCGGCGGGCTAAATAGCCGCCATAGTTTGCCGCCGTCGGCCTCATGCCGTAGGGCCTTGCGCCCATCGGCGGGGGCTACCTGCTCAACCACCGCGCCGCATTTACGGCATTGGTAGTCATACGTGGGCATAGGTACCTCCTCGGCGCTTTGCGCGCCGCTCGGCAACCCGTGCACAATAGGAGCACTCTCCGCATGTAACGGGGTTTGCCAATACCGGGCGCTGGCACTTGCCGCACCAAAGGCTACGCACGCATGGCCGCGTTTTGCCAATCCCGTTAAGGCTGCGCGGGTCGCATAGGTGCGCAATCGTGCCCTCGCCGCTCATCGCCCGCCCCGCAAAATCGTTACCAGGATTATTAGCCCTATGAGTATGAGGATTTGCGCCGTCGACCGGCTGCGCGCCCGTGCCCGCTGCTTAGGCGTATAAAAGTTGCCGTACACCTTTGGCGTACCCGCTCGATTAAGTTTCATAGCACCCGCCCTCCCATGATGGTATACGCGATTAAATAACCAAGCAGCGCGTATGCCGCAATGATTACGCCGCGGATAAGCCCGCGCTTAATGGCCGCCTTAATCATGCTTTACCTCCAAATAGTTTGGCCGCCCTTTTACCGGTACGTAGCACTTTGCGCATACCGCCAATAGGCCGCCGTTATCGGTTTTAACTATGCGTAGGTACCCATGCTTGGCATTAACTGGGCATAGGTTCCAAAAGGCGCCGCTCATGCTCGCCCCCTTTGCGTAATGTTTACTACCGCCCGCTCCTTAAAATCAACTAAGGCCTGGGCGCCGCAACCGGCGCATACAAACCGCACCTCGCGCAATAATCGAGTTTGCAACTCGTTAAACCCTGTACCCGTTACCAGGTTGCCGCAACTGCACGCCAATAAATCGCTGGTTGCGGTTTCAAAGGTAATAACGTTTACCTTTTCTGGGCCGCTCATGCTGGCACCTCCTCGCCGTACTCGGCGGCTAGTTCGGCCGCTACCTCGGCGTAGCGCTGCCTAATAAGCGGCTGCAAAATGTTTACCTCGTATGAGCACCAAACCGTATAGTAATCGCCTTTAATCTCGTACTCGGCAACCATTTGTTCGAGCACGCAAAGGTCAAGCGCTACAAAGGCAATAAGGTATTTGCCCTCGCGGCGTTTGGTAAGTTTGTAAGCGTTTTTATACGCTCTAATGGAATAGGTTTCGCCGGTACTAAACTTGCCCTGCATTATCGGCCCGCCTTAAAGGCTGCCATGGCGGCGCGCTGGGTGGCGGCGTGGATAGCATCGGCTGCCATTTTATTAGCGTGCCTTTCGCGTAGGCAAGGTACGCAATGGCTTAGCGTTTTGCTACCGCGTACTTTTACGGTTGCCACTCGCTCGCACTTAACGCTGTTACCGGTACCAATGCACTTACCCATTTTTTCCTCCTTATCGGCCGCCCCTAGCGGGGCTGTGTATTTCCGATACCCAGATAGTACACCTAACGGTTTTTAGCCGTCAAGCCCCCCCTCATGGGGGCTGGGCAACCCCCCCTCCTTTACCGCCTCAATAACCACCTCCAAGCACGTTTTGCATACGGCTTGGCCCAAAATCCAAGGTATGCCGCCTACCCCCGTATTAACGGGGTACTCGTTAAAGCGGTATACCCGCCCCGCCTCCCCGCATACCGGGCATAGGGCGCTTTCGCCCTTAGCCTCGGGCACCATCGAGCCTAACCAGGTACTCGGCGGTAGGGCCCTCCTTGCCGAAAAATAGCGCCCATTGCGCGGGGGTACCGCTTGCCGCTAGCCACTCTTGGGCGTAGCGGTTGCTGCTCTCAATGCTGGCATTTCCCCAGCATGTATGCGCGCCATCGGATAGCACTAACCGCGCGGGCGTATGCCAATGGCCGTAAAACAAAAAGTCGAACGGCTGCACCGATAGGTTCCAACCCTGCGCCCGCTTTGCAATCGCGTAGTACGGCAACCCAAAGGCTCCGCCTCGGAACTGGTCGCCATGTACCAGCATTGCGGTTTTACCACCCGGTAGCGCTAACGTATCGTGCCAATGGCGCCCGCCCATCGTTAGGCTCTCGCGCCAATCGACGCGCTTTTCGGCGCGTAGGTGCTCGGCTGCAATGCGGTACAAAATCGCGTCGGCGTTGCTCTCGTTGCTATGGTCGCCAAACCGCCCAAGGCGGCCGTGGTTACCAATCGCACCGCGCACGGTTACCTTTGGTGCAAGCGCCGCCATTGCTCTAACGAACTGGGCAAGCATGCCCGCGCCCTCAAAAATCTGTACGTACAAACCGCCGCGCTCTACCTCGTAGGCTTGGCTTGGGAAAATGTTGCCGTCGCTCTCAACAAAGTCGCCCAGCAATACGCACGCAATCTCCTTAACGGGCGTGCCGTGCAACTCGATAAGCCGCGCTACCTTTTCGGCAAGCAGGGCAATGCGCGCCTTGGCGGTTTCTATGTTGTAGGTTTCCGACTGCTTACCTAGTTGCCAATCGCCAAGCAAAATAACTAAGGTTTCGGGCTCGCCCTTTTTGCCCGAGGCCTTAGGTTTTGGTACCGGCGGTATCGTTATGCTTAGCGCCGCATCGCGCGCCGCTTGGTACACCGCGGCGACCAACTCCTCGCGCGCCGCATCGCGCTTGGCTAGTTGCCGTAGCGCGCGTTTATGCGCCTCGGTAACCTCAATAAGCCGCTGCTCAATCTGCAACTCCTCGCCGCTCATCGTGCGCACGCGCACTCGCCGCGGCGGTGCCGGGCAATCGTCCAAAAACTTACGGTAATGCCGCGCTTAGCCAAAAAGGCGCTAATGGCCTTGGCGGTAATCGCGGGGTCGTTAAGCCCGTCTAGCAGGGCTTGGTTTGCCGCCCCTTCGAGCGCTATAACCGTAAAGCCGCACGGCGGGCCCTTGCGCGGCTTACTCAACGCGCGTAGTTCCTCTAACTCGCCACCCATTGCTGGTACCTCCAAACTACTTACGCCGCCCTATACGTGCGGTTATACGTAGCCTATACCAGGTGCTATGCCAGGTGTGTGGCGCGGTATGTGCCTAGTTTTTTGGCTTAACCCCAAAGGCAACGTCGTTAGGGTTTAGGAAGCGCACCACTACGTTAAGGGCCGCGGCAAGGCCGCCGCTTAGCACTACCTTAAAGTCCCCTGCACCCATGTCGAGGAGGGGCGCCCCGGTTGCAAGCATCATGGCAATGCAGGTACTTAGGAAAACCCGCGCCGCCTCCAGCGCGGCCTCGTCGAGGCCCGTATTATCCTTAATGTACTTAATAAAGGTAAGCATTTTGGCTGGTACCCCTTTAACCTTTGCAGCGGCCGCCGCCGCGCTAGTAGCGGCGTTTAGCGCCCTCTCGCCAACTTGGGCATAGTTTACCTTGCCCAGGGCGGCCAACTGGGTTGCCACGGGGCTAGGGGCGGGTTTGGTGGAGGCGGCGAGGGGTTGCACCTCGCGTTTTGGCGTTGCGGCTTTTGGCTGCTCTACCACGGCTACGCGCCCCCCTGCGATAACTGGCGTGGGATTGTCCAGCGGCTTTGGCGGTACGGGCGGGGTAGGCGCCGTAGGCGCAACCGGTGCCGTAGCCTTGGCTGGCCACGTAATGATGATGCAGCGCTTATGCGGGGCGTCGCCTTTGCTGCTCGCAATCTGCTTTAAGGCGGCCTCGGTAATCTTAACGCCGTACGCCTCGGCGCCTACGCCGCTACGGGTGGGGCAAGCCCAATACCAAACCCCCTCCTCGGCATCGTAGCCCGCGGAGGTCATGTGGCCATAGGTGCGGTTTGGCTGCTTTTGCTTAACCCACCACCACTTTTTCCATTTCTCATGCCAAGCGCTAACCTCTTGCCCGGCTGGGTATTTTCGGGGCTGCTCAACGTGCACGCCGATACCCGCGCCCGCCTTAGCGGCGGCTACTACGTCCTCCCAACTCTTAGCGTATCGAGCCTTAGCGCCAAGGCGCACGGCGGTTTTAATGAGTTGCGGGAGGGTGCTCCCGTTATCGCTAATGCCCTGCTTATCTACTTGGCCCGTAACCTCAAACTTAGCCCGGATACCATCGGCGGCGGTAAAATCGGGGTTATACTTTGCCGCCCAGGCAACGGCCGCGGCTACGCTACTTGGGCCGCAGTCGTCCAAAATACCGCCCTTTTCTACGTGCGGTAGTTGGCTTTTAACTCGGTACTTCATCGGCTCGCCTCGCCCTTAATCGCCATGGCAACCGCTCGGGCGGCGGGCTCAAACTCTAACGCGGCGCTAATCGGGAACCCCTCGGTTACGCCCTCGGCGTAATCGTTGCCGTTATCGGCGCGGCGCCAAAGGGTACCCCCAAAGCCCGTAGCCTCAATGTTAAGTACCAGGGCTACCCACTCGCCCGGCGCGGTATCTACCCTAGTCCAGCCCTGGGCGGCAATGTTTGCGAGGTGCTCGGCGCTCATGTGTTAATCCTTTCCCCATCGTAGGGGGCCCGTAAGCCCCCAAAGTGCCAATAGGGCAATGATGCATAGCCCTACAAAATCGCGCGTTTGCCCATCGGGGAGCACAATCCAGGCAATAAGCATGCCAAGCCACGTCCAACTACTCGCCGCCAAATCGAGCACCAAATCTTTTAGTAGGCGCATTACTTAACCTTTCTGGTAGCGCTTGCCGTAGCAGCCCCGGCGGCGGCGGCAACGGCGGCTTGGGCAACCTGCGTAATAATGATAGCGGGCACTATTGTAGCGGCGGCTTTGCGTTTTTCCTCGGGCGTAATGTCGTGCCCAAGGTTTGCAACAAAAGCCGCGGCCTCGCCTACGGCCTCGGCTACCGCTTGGGCGGCCTCGCCAACGGCTGCAACCGCCGCCTCCGCTGGGTTATCGGGGCTAGGCTCGGGGCTCGGCTCTACGGGGCTTGGGCTCGGCTCAATCGGCGCCGTAGGGCTTGGCGTAGGGCTCTCGGGCGTAGGCGTAGGCGTTGGCGTTGGGCTGGGCGCTACGGGGCTTGGGGGCGGTGCTACGGGGCTAGGCGTAAGGCTAGGGCTAGGGCTAGGCTCAATAGTAGGGCTAGGTTCAACGCTAATAGTTGGCGTAGGCTCAACGGGTGCCGAGGGCTCGGCCGTCGGCTCGGGTGTGGTAATCGGGGTTTGGCTCGGCTCATCGCTGGGTACCTCGGTAGGGCTCGGGCTTACGCTCGGGCTAGGCTCAATAGTAGGGCTTGGCTCGCTGCTAATCGAGTACCACGCGGCGGGTACGTAGCCCCATTGGTAGGGCTCGGCAATCTCGTATAGCAGCATGGTGCACGCCCCGCCGCCCCACTCATACCACCAGGCGTCGAGCGGGTAGGCTACGCCGGCTTGCAGCGGTACGTAATCGCTCCACCAGCCGCCGCACCCTTTTAGTACCCAGTTTTGGTTTACTACCGTGCCGCCAATACTCATGCGCCACCCATCGTCGGATAGGCTCAAAAATGAGTAGTTGCCGCTGGTAGGTACGGTTATAAAACCCTCAAAGTGGATAAGTACAAAATCGGGGTCGCACCCAAGCACGCTACCGCCGCCCCAATCAAAGTTAATGGCATCAACCGTACCGGTATAGCAGGGCTCCCAATCTGGCGCGGTTTGCCAAGGCTCATACTCAACGCTGGGGAATCCGTTCCAAACCGTAACGGTAAGCCCTGGCTGGTACTCATTGGCGGCAACCGGCAACGCACGCCATAAAACAAAAGCGGCCAATAGCGGCAAAAGCACCCGCCGCATTATCTACCTTGGCTTTGCAGCCACGCCAATAGCGCGCCTAATCCCCCTACGCCCATAAATGCACCAATGGCTTTAAGTACGGCTAGGCCGCCTTTCATCTGGTCTATCTCGGTTTTTAGTGCATCTATCTTGGCGCTCTGCGCATCGAGGCGCTCAATAATGGCGTCGGCTTGGCTGCGGGTCATCGCTCGGCCTCAATCGCTGCAAGCCGGGCTTCAAGGTCATTAACCCTATGCCAAAGTGCGGCAATAAGGGCGGTGCTATCTAGGCTTTCTGGGCGCCCCTCTGCATCGTAGCCAACGGCGTGTGTAAGCCCCGCATCGTGCACCTCCTCGGCAATAAACCCTAGGCGCGTTGCGCCATTTTCGTCGGCAATGGTGCTTTCATAATGTCGGGGCTTAATGCTTTTAGCGGCTGCAAGCACGGCCTCGTCGGCATCGGTAATGGCGGTTTTATAGCGCGCGCTTGATGAGTTGCGGCGGAGTTGGTAGTTAGTGCCCGTACTCAAAACCCAAATAGCGGCGCTGCTTGTTTGCGTTGTCGTTGCTGGCGTATCCGCATAGTATGACCCATTGGTATTGGTAATAGTGCCCGATGAGTTAAACCCAGCCGAGGTAATCGTGGAGGTTGCCGTAATCGCACCCGTTACGTCTACCGTATCGTTAAACTTAAAGTTGCCGTCATGAGTAATAAAAGCGCTACCTTGGCCGCCGGGGTAAAAGTTCTCGGCTACTAAAAAGCCAAAAGCGGAGCCGCTAGTATTGTAAACCCCGATACTATCGTTACCAGCCGCGGCGCTAAATGCGCGGATTGACCCACCTGCTCCGCCCTTAAAAACCAGCGCGCCCGCGGTGCTCGTATCGGATACGCCTAAGTTAATGTTGCCATTAACGTCTAGCGCACCTGCAACGCTTCCTCCGCCATCAACGATTAAGTCGGCGCTAACCTCGGTGCCATTTGGCGCGCTAATAAGCACGCTATTACCTGCGGTAATGCCAATGCTTTGCGTAGTAGTAATACCAGCGGCAACACCGCTAACGTTAGAAAGGTATAACTTCGAGTTGCCGCTTCCATCGTAAAAACCAAAAATGGCGTCTTGGTTTGTAATGCGTGCTGGGTTTCTTGTTCCTGGCTGGTTTTTATCGGTAAAAAGCAACTCCGGTAAACCGCTGTTAATGCGCACCTCGGTAAGGCTTACGGTGCGTGCAGCCGACTGCGTTGCAACCGTTTCAATCGTAATAGTAACTTTTAGAAAAGCCGCGTCGGAGGGGGCGCTAGTATTTGCTAAGTTTGGCGTGCCGAGGTACTCATAAAGGTTTGGCGCGCTAACACCCTGGCCAACGCCTTGCAAATCGCCAAAGGTATAGTTAAGGCTTGAAAAGGTGCCGCCCGTTGCAACTAGTTCCGAAGTATAAAACTGGCAAACTACGGTTGCCCTCGCCTGCGTGCTAGCGGTACCTTCAAAAAAGTGTGCCTCGGCGTAAAAACTAAAACTACGGCTGCGGCTTGACGGTATTGCTACGTACCTAGTAAGCGTTGCGCTTTTACCCGTAAGGGTTCCGCTTGCAATCGTAAAGGTAAGTTTATTGCCCGAGGCGGCGGTCGAATCGGCAACAATAGCCGCGGTAATCGCCCCCGCACTATTAACGTCGGTAAAAGTCCAATAAGGTAGCGGGTTGCCATCTTGCACAATGGTAGCCAACGGGTCGAGGGGCGGAATAGCAAAGTCGCCATTGGCAACCCCTGCTTTAATCTCGCGCAATGATGCTGGCCCAAATAGGAGCGAGTCTTCTCCCGTGCTATCGCCGCTTAGTAGTACGGCGCCCTCCTCGGAGATAACACCGCCACCAAACCCTGCTAGTTGCGCCTGGTCGCTACCTAGTTTTTCGTATCCCATTTATGCACTCTCCAAAAACTTTTTAAGTGGGTTGCGCGGTACCCGCTCGCACGTTAAGTCAAACTTACGCACCATGCTGCCCGGCTCAAAACCCATAGTTATAGTTTCAATGCGGTATAGCCCGCTAAGGTCTAGGGCGCTGGCCTCAATGTTAAGATACTGCCCAGCCTCCCAGCCGCTTTGCAATACAAAGGTGCTTGGTGCGGTTTGGCGGTACCCGCTTGCATACCCGTATTGGTTTGGGCTTTCCCCTGCGCCCGCAATGGTTAGCGTAATCGAGCGTTGCGGCGCTGCGCGGTTTGGGTAGGCATTAGTGCCAAAAAACTTATTAGCGTAGGTAGTTATTTTGCTCGTCCAAAAGGTAGGCGAGGCGGCGCGGTTAGGTACGGGGTTTACCTGGATAATGCCCTCCGGGCGTGGGCCGTTGCGGGTGCTCATACCTGCACCGTTAGGGGCGGCGGCATCGTATACGCGGCCATAGGGGTCGGCAACGGTGTAGGCGCCGCCGCTTATCTGGCTATCAAGTTTGCTCCATGCACTATTCATTACAAACCGCGCCTTTTTAATAATCGCGCCATGGTCAAGGCTTACCGATAGGTTACGCGCTTGCAAAGTCGAGGGGGTGCTTACCGAGCCTACGGGGTCAAAGGTGCCCGTGGTTACAATCTTAAAAGGTGCGTTAGCGTAGGTAGGTGTTGCGGTGCCAAGGCGCGCCCATTGGATAGTGCCGCTCGGCGCAACCCAATAGCGGCGCTGCTCGCCGTCTACGCCCTCGGCCGCCTCTTTAATAGAATCAAGGCATGAGCGTAGGGTTCCCGGTACTAACTTAATGTTGCCTACCTGTACGGCCGTACCGGTATAGGTAGGGGTGGTATTGGTTGCAACAATCAACCTGTTAGCGGCGCGGCCGCTGGTACCGCTGGTATACGCCATTACGGCGTCGGCCTTTGCAACCAGGGCGGTTACGTTGGCTTGGTCGGTGCTACTCGCGGTGCCTACGCCAAAGTTGCCCGTATACTCTAATGAGTACCCAGCGGCTGCAACCTTGCCCTTATAAACAATAATCTTGTCGAGAAAGTTAGACGCCGCCGCGGCGGTAACGCTTGCCCGCGTGCCTAGCCCGTTTTCGGCTAACTCGGCGTCAATGCTGGTAATAAATCCCAAAAAGGTAGTAGTACCGCTTACCTGGAACCGCACCCTCGCGTTATCGTATACGTTGCCGCTTTTCCACCATGGCCCGCCTACCGGCGTTTTAACCTGCACTACGTCAAAACTCAACGCACCGCCCGAGCCCGTAGCATCGCTAGTAAGTTGCACGGTTTCGGGGTCTACCCAAGGTGTAGTAGGGCTTGCCGTTGCGTAATCGTCAAGTATGTTAGCGCCGCCGTTTACGCCATCAACCAAAATAGCAAAAGGGTGGGTTGCCATTTAGCGCCCCGTATCTAAA